TCTCAGATTAATCATTCCCTTAAAAAACTAGATAAACTCTTTCATGATTTTTTTATTATTAATTTCACTGATAGTGATAGTAATGATATTGATAGTGATAATAGTGGTAAAAGCAATAATGACATTAAACAGATTACCAATCTTTCTAAAAAGATTAATAATCAATGTGTCTCAGCTAAGAACGAGATATTACAAGCTAACTCAATCTTTATAAATCCAAGTTTAAAGAATGAAATTAATTTACGCAAGAATATCATCAATAATTTGATCCATCAACTCGATAGTTGCAGCAAACAATTTAAAAAGAAAGAGAAAAACTTTATGGCCAAATATAAATCTATGATAGATGATAATCTTAAACATGATATATTTTGCACATTACCTGATACTGGCAGTCTACCTTTAATAGATATTGAAGAGGGGGAACAAAATCAAATAAAAAAACAAATACAATCTGAAAAGATTAAAGAAAGATCCAATCTTATAAATCAAAGAGATTACGAAATACAAAATCTCTCAAAATCAGTTCACGAAGTTTCACAACTCTTTCAAGACTTTAACTTATTAACTATCGAACAAGGATCAATTATCGATCAAATAGAATCTAATTGTGAAGCGACCACGAATAATGTTGATTCTGGTGTAGTTCAACTTAAAGAAGCTAGTACGATTCAGAAGAAAGCAAGACCCATTCTATGTTACACTTTCATTTTCGTTCTTATCCTTATTATTGTTATAGTAATTATCGTCCTATCCGTTAGATAAATAGCCTTTAAGCCTTTTTTAAAACTGAAGAGACTAAAGAGACAAAAGGAAGCCCCTAATCTATCGACTGCAAGGGAGTCAAACTAAAGAGACTAAAAAGACCTTTAAGGGTTTTTCTCCAAGGAAAAAGGCTATTAGCATTGATCGACTGGACCCGGAATAATCGGAAAGACCGTCTGCTGTGTCTTACTTCCAATATCAAACAATAAAAGATGATCCAAACCATTAAAATCGAAAGGCTCTCCACAACTATTATAGAACTCAATACGAATCTTACTCAAGTTCGGTAACGGCGGATTAAAATATTTAGTATATGTCTCAGAATTGTAAGGATCATTATCCCATTTTGCAAACACAAAGTCATTCGCTATCCTTGTCGCCGCTATAATCGCAAATGCCCCTTGTAATGGATCCCAATTGCTTTGTAACCTCTCAAAACCAGGCATTCTTAAGATAATATAACGATCACGGTCGAAATTTATAACACCATCACTCGTATATACCAATTTTCCTTGCAAATTTCTTGGCGAAAAACCCAAAATTGGACCTATCGACCTTTTAATATAACTCTTTTGAAACTCATTAACCTGTATTTCAGGCAATAAAAATCTATCAACTCCCATGATTGGTTGAGTTACCGTTCCTTGTTCTCCTACCTTCGATAAACCTCCACAAAATATAATATTAAATAAACCTGACCCAGATATTTGCTTTATCGTAAATTTACGCGTATATTTACAAAATGATACCGAATATTTACTTGGTGGGTCATAAAAGCTATCACCACATGATGTACTATTATTACTCTTTTCCGTACTACAACTATTAGTATCACAATTTGTCGTGCAGCAACTACTAGTATCCGTATTACTATCAGTTTCACAACAACTATCATCCGTCGTTTCCGTAAAACAATTGCTAATAGTATCAAACTCATTCTCCCCTTTCTTCTCTCTTTTATCACATTTCTTCTCCTTCTTTGTAAGTCCATGCTTCTTTACCTTGGGTATCGCTGTTGGACACATCGATGTTGAACAATTACATATACATGCATTATATGGAACACTCGATGCGACATTACATCCTTTACGATGATTATAAGCACAACTTGCATAATTTAATTCCGCTTCCAAGATTGATGCAATACTTGGACCCTCTGCATTCTCTGCTGGCCAATCTCCACAAGGAATTTCAACCTGATAATATTTACATTGCTTTAATTGCTCTCTGCGATCCTGAAAATAAAACAAATTATTCGATTTATTTATAACATACCCAGAATTCGGAATCAAAGCAAATTTAAGTTCCACCTTTGTTACATCCTTATATGTCGTATTTAACTGCAAATCATAATAATTCGGATTCGGATACTTTGTATGGTTTCTCGCCTTTGAATCTACCGCAAGAACAGGCTCTATCTGTATTCCTTCTAAATGATTACCACTAAATTTTTGATCATAGAATGTACCACAAAATGGCGATAAACCAATCTGACCAGGTGTTGGTGCAAAGACAGGTCCCGGTATTCTGTCGGTTAACGACATGCTATTAACATTATTATCCATCACATTATTTCCATTCAATAATCCATCATTTACTCGAGAAAACCCACCGCGTTGGGAAACCCGTTGAGCCGATCCTTGTGCAAAATTCGCTCCAGAATCTTGCATTCTATTATTATTTTTATTGTTATTATTGTTATTATTGTTATTATAGTTTAAAGGCATTAAATCATTACTATCTGTATACGTAAAATCTTTCTTACCAAAAAAACTACTCATATTCTATTTTTTATTTCCAAAGATATGTTTTTTTATTATATATAATAAATGAATTCTTCTTCTACTATATCATAAGTTTAAAATTTAATTTATCTAAACTTATTAATATTAATAAGTTAGATAATCAAAAATATCAATCAGTAATATCTAAGACTCTAGGAAGCTTAAGTGAGATATTGTTGCAATAGGTAGTAGTAGTAATCTTGAGTACATCTGGTGTTGGACTTACAGCTTCCCCATCTTCATTTATCGAATTGACATCATAGCGCTCCTTAATAAAAACAGATACTCCAGATGTTTCAAGAATACTATTAATTCTTTCAGTAATTTCAGGTGTAATAATTTCAGGATCGCACACAAGCATTCCTACTACACAAAATGAGTCATTTAGTGGAAAATATTTATTCTTAAATGGAGAATGTGAGAATTTATAATACTTTAACATATTGCAACAAGTGTTGATAATATTATCCTTCTCATTTTCAACAAACTCTAAAAGAGCTTTTCTTGCTATATTTCTACTCTCTTCTAACTTAAGTTTACAGCTATCTAAAAGACTCTTAGAAGAGGTTAATCTATCATTTTTATCGAAGATTATACTGATATAACCATTATTATATGTAATCTTTAAAGTCTTATCTGAAACTCCTAATAAAAGGCTTAAGACCTTCTGCTCATCTTCCGTAAATTCATAAAGAAAGTTATTGTCAATATTCAATCCATACCATGTATAATCATATTGAATAGTAGTATACTTATCATATATACCCATAATAGTTAAGAGTGCACTTATCTCATACATCGTTAAATTATATTCATCATAATACTGCTTATCAGCCTCATATTTGTTCGATATGTGATCACATATTTTATTAAAGATTTCACTGCTAAGGTTTTTAGTTTCTCCACTATACATTCCTGTTCTCCCCTCTTCTTTCTCCTTCTCTTCTTTCAGCTTTTTAGCTAATAGAAGAGAGTCTACAACTTTATGACTCCCTCCATCATAGTTTACATTATCTTTTAAATAAAACTTAAATTGCAAACTATATCGCAACTTATAATCATAAACATATTCTTTCTTAACCTTTATTCTTAAGTCTAAATCGATATTTGGAATTAATAAGTTTAAGAGTCTTTGAATAAATATTTTATCATTTAGAGCATTTAGTTGATTTTTAGGTTTAGAAATACACCCTTTTTCATCTATAAACATATTTAAAAAATCATATTGAGTAAGATTCGAAGTTTTTGCCAGACTATACATATTTTCAATAAGACTATCAGTTTCATTATAAACAACAAAATTACAATTATCCGAAAATTCCATCTTATTAACCATAAAATATTCAATCAACATTTTTTGCACACGTTTAATTTCATCTTGCATTAACTCCTCAGAAGTTTTCAGAGTTAAGATTCTATGCAATGCTAAGAGTTTATCCATTCCAGAGTTTATTGTTATCGATAAAGTAACAAAGTAATAATGAAATAATTATTTCATTTTTTAATTTATATTAGTTTAACAAAAATTATTATATAATAGTTTTTCCATTTCTCTATTTATCTCTTCTTCTATCTCTCTTTTACTTTCTTTACTTTCTTGCTCTATTTTACTTTCTTGCTCTATTTTACTTTCTCTTTCTCTAATCTTTTTAAGTTGTTTTTCTAATATATCACTTAATATTTCATTTAATTCATTCATACTATCAGACATTTTATCATTATATATGTGTTTATCTGAATCTATAAAAGGAAATAGAGTATTTTCCAACATAATTTCAGCATCTACCTGATTTTCATCCTTAAATACTGCATCGTAGTCCACCATATTAGAATGCAATATATATTTATGATATATTTTCCTCTTATATTCTAATATTTGAGTTTTAGCCCAATCTTGATATTCCTTAAAACTGTAGAAATTATGAGTTGGCTCTCTATCATAATCTAAACAAACAATACCAGGCTGACCTCCTTTTCGCATTACGGTGTAAAACAATGTTTTAGCTAGCCAATCAAAAATACATTTTTCCTGTTTTTCTGTCAGAATCTCCAGATCCGGGTTAAGATTTTTAAGATATAATGTCATTTTAACTCTTATTCTTGCTTTTAAGATGATAAACAAAATTATCAATTTTTTAAAATTTATTAATAGATTGGTTTGCATTGTAAACAGAAAAAAATTGAAATTTTTTAATTCTCTTTTTTCGGAGTCCTTATCAAAGAAAGAAAAGAAAATAAAGGATCGAACATGAGCATTCTTCCATTAAATAACCTTATTCAAAAGTTTCCCGATCTGCTCGACAATAAAAGAGTCAAGCAGATTCAAGATTTCGCTTATTCCATAGATTTTAAAGAGAACCCCTCCTTCGTTTTTAACCGAGAAACCCAAGAAAATACAGTCAATCCAGATGTCCGAAAGTCCAAGACTTATACTACCAAGGATTCTAATCTTTTAAACTTTATAGAAGAATTTATCTTATCCAAGATGAATAGTATATCTAAAGATTTCGCATATAGATTAGCACGCGATTATGTTACCTTTATCTGCTATGAAGATGGCGACTTTTTTGATTGGCATGTCGATTTTGAAAAAGTTCGCATAAATCATGGAGAGAACGGCTTTAAAGAGATGCATTTTATATATTGTGTACAAGGATGCAGTCTTGGTGGTGATCTTCTTATCAAAGATAGTAATAATAATATTATCACTATAAAAGAAGCTAAGACTACTAATTCTGCCGTAGTATTCGATAAACTTATGGAACATATGGGTGATAAAGTCATATCAGGCAAGAAGATAATCATGACGATTGATCTCTATGTTATTTCTAATATTCGTCTAGAGACGAATATCTCACAAAATTTAGAATCTGAAATCTCGGACTTTCTTACAGGTAAAAACAGTATTGGTAATAAGAAAGACTATATTTCCATGAAAGGAAATTATGATGCTTTCAAAACAGTTTGGAAAACATTAGAAAATAAAAAATGTTTTACCCCTTTCTTAGAGATGAAAGCGAATATCGGCGATAATGCATTTCATATATTTGCTAATTCGAACGGTATTATCTACATTAATCTTACACGTATTGATGATGATGATGATTATAAAAAGGTTATGTATGAATATTTAGAAGATAAATGGTTTTATTCAAAGACCGAAGAGAATCTCAAGATGGAAAAACGATTTAAACTAGAAGATTATAAAGAAATAGAGAGTAAAAAAGATAATGAAAGTTATGCTGAAAGATATAGATATAGTCTTCGTCACGACCTATATAAAACATTCGATGAGAATGCTAATCCCGCGGAACTTTTCATCCGTTTAATCACAGACCTATCATCTAGTGAAGACATTTATGATCTTGATAATTTACCAGTCCCAGAATGGTCATTTAATTATAATACTAATGTTAGCAATAAATTACCTACCTTCTTCTTAGACAAGGAATTTCAAAATTGGAATTGGGAGACGGTTAATTCAGGTTATAGTTATCATTGCAATGAACCAAGCTATGAACATTTCGATGTTAACTATCGATATGGCATTATGCGCATAGATACTGAAAGCTTTAATCTTAATCTAGACAATGTTCCATGGGAAAACGGCAAAAAACACAGAAAACACAAAAGACATAGCAAGAATGAGCAGAGTATAACAACAGAAGATTCACATTTTTCCACAACTAGTGATACTTCTAGTTATGAAAGTTGCAGTGAATAATCAACAATAAATAGAACTACATTTCTAAATGTTTTTATTTTATTTTAACTTTGTAACTTTGTAACTTTGTAACTTTGTAACTTTGTAACTTTGTAACTTTGTAACTTTGTAACTTCGTAACTTTGTAACTTTGTAACTTCGTAACTTTGTAACTTTGCAACTTCGTAACTTTGTAACTTTGTAACTTTTTTTGCAAAGTTACCGCATTTAAAAAAAAATTGATAATGCGTAATATATCCTTTTATTTTTCTTTTACTTATTTATATATTAATATCTGCATTATTGATTAATAATATATGCAAGTAATTAAGCGTGATGGAACATTAGCTCCCGTTCAATTCGAAAAGATTGTTGCAAGACTTCGATATCTCTGTAGTGGTGTCGATGTTGATGGTAATCGATTTGGAAAACCATTAGTTACATTAGATCCAATCAAATTATCCATGAAAGTTATAGAATTTATTAAAGATCATATTACAACGAGAGAGCTAGATGAACATGCTGCTGATTCTGCTACTGAACTTAGTTTTGAAAATCCTGAATATGCTGAATTAGCTAGTCGCATCTTAATTAGTAATCATCACAAGAATACTTTCGATAGTTTTAGCATTACTATGAAGAAACTCTACGAGTATAAAGATGAACAAGGACGCAACTCACCCTTAATTAGCCGAGACTTATACAAATTCGTCGAAAGATTCTCCAAAAAGTTAGACTCCGAAATGCAATATTTAAGAGACTATATGTTCGATTATACTGGATTTAAGACCCTTGAAAGATCATATCTTATTAAATATCAGAGTGGCAGATATGTCGTCCAGGAAAGACCACAGCATATGTATATGAGAATGGCTATTGGTATTCATGGACCTTG